TGCTTGTAAAATCAAATGTAACGGCAAACAATTTTTCTGCGATTGTTTCGTTTGCTTTTAATGTAGGTATGGGGAATTTTAGGAGAAGCACTTTACTTAGAAAGGTAAACGCAAACCCTAAAGACCCTTCTATTAGGGCTGAATTTATGAAGTGGACAAGAGCAAACAATGTTGTGCTTAAAGGGTTAGTGAGGCGGAGAGAGGCTGAGGCTAAACTATATGAGCAACTTTAGAACTATATTAGTAAACTTATTATCAGACGAAAGCAACAGTATTAGCCACAAAAGAGTAGTAGCTATGCTTGGCAGCGTTTGTCTTTTTATTTCTTTGTTCTTAAACATAATCTTAAAAATTAACCCAAGCGATAAGCTGGTAGATGCCGTCTTGTATCTTACGCTATTTGCTATGGGTTACACCACAATAGATAAATTCAGCAAAAAATAAATAATGCTAAAATCAAAACGCAAACGCCTCTTTTTCGATGTGGAAGTCAGCCCAAATCTTGGTTTCTTTTGGACTTCTGGATTTAAATTAAATATCTCTACCGAAAGCATAATACAAGAACGTGCTATCATTTGTATTTGTTACAAGTGGGAAGATGAGAAGGAAGTTTACTTTTTACAATGGGATAGCAAACAGAACGATAAAAAGATGCTACAAAGTTTTATTGAAGTAGCAAACACGGCTTCGGAATTAGTAGGGCATAATGGCGACAAGTTCGACTTAGCGTGGATAAGAACACGCTGCTTGTTTCATAAGATAGAGATGTTCCCTTCTTACGTTACTATTGATACGTTAAAAGTAGCAAGGCAAAAGTTTAGATTTAATAGCAACAAGCTTAATTACATAGCTGACTACTTAGGCATTGGCACTAAGATAAAGACCGAATATAGTTTATGGAAAGACATTGTCTTACATAAGGATAAAGTGGCTATGGCTAAAATGATTAAGTACTGCCAAAAAGATGTTGTGTTATTAGAGCAGGTATTCAACGCACTTAAAAACCACATTGAACCTAAAACACATTACGGAGTTATATTTGGACAAGATAGAGGCTCTTGCCCTGAATGTGGAAGCGATGACTTGATTATACAAATGAGGCGAACAACTGCAACAGGAGTAAAGAAAATATTATACAAGTGCAAAACTTGTTTTAAGATACATAGCAAAACCGACAAATAAATGGATAGTAAAATATTAGCAGCAGTAATAGAAGATATGCGTAGGCGTGAGCAAGTAGGTAAAAAGAAGTACAACTGCACAATGGACAGGGAAGATTTATCGACAGGCGAATGGATAACACATTTGAAGCAGGAACTACAAGATGCGATTTTATATTTAACCAAACTTGAACAGATACACAATGCGCCTCAAAAAGATATTTAGCTTCGGCAACATCTTAGATAGAGATACCTACGAGCAACTTAGGGAATTAGATTACACCAATCCAAACTTTAAGGGTTGCGCTGACGAGTTCCAATTCAATCGTGAATGGTGGGTTATGCTTGACGATATGAGCCGAATTGTTGCTTATTGCGGCTCAATTTATTCTAAGGGCATTTGCATTTTCAACAGGGCGTGGGTACATAAAGATTATAGAGGGCAAGGCATACAAAGACGAATGATTAAAACGAGGCTAAAAGCAGCTTCTACTTTCTGCCATATAGCTATTACATATACAACTTTAGACAACTTCCCTTCAGCTAATAACTTAATCTCGTGTGGGTTTAGGCTTTACTTACCAGAGTATTCTTATGGGGGTAGCGACAAACTTTACTTCCAAAAGCTATTATAGGTAGTAATACTACTACTTTTGTCTGCATTTTACTTCTGACTTTGGCAAGTTTTAGCTTTACTTTATACTAATTTTAGTATAGTTATACCTTTACTTTGTACGTTATTTTGTACGTTTCTAAGTACAAATGCAACATTGTTGCAAAAATAATTTTAAAATATTTTAATAGTTTTGCACTTTGTATTGTGTATTGTTGTATATTTGTGTAAACAAAACACAAAATGACACATTTAACCACCTACCAAATGTTCCAATATCAGCGATACGGGAACATCTTAATTGACGGGGATAGGAGTACTACAAACCCTTATGACCCTGCCTTATTGCCTAAAAACTACGATTACGAAGATGACGATTACACGTTTACTCGTTGGGTAGAACACAATGCAGAACTTGAACTTTTAAAAAACGAAGTATATGAAGATTGAATTTGTAAAAGAAACTAAGCCAGACGGAACAATTTTCTATTATACTTTAGTAGATAACAAATACGATAGCGCAAGTATGTACTTGGAATACTCACAAGCTTACGAGTACTTTGTAAGCCTAAAGAAAAGACAAGAACCGATTATCGAAATTTTAGAACACTATAATATAGACATACAAAACAAATAACAATGAGCCTAATTAAAATTCAACAGGAACTAAAAGCACCTAAAAACCAATTCAATGCTTTTGCTAAATACAAGTACCGAAGTGCAGAAGATATTATCGAAGCTGCAAAACCTATCTGCCATAAGTACGGCTACGCTTTAATGCTTAGTGATGAGGTAATAGAAGTAGGCGGTAGAGTTTATGTAAAGGCTACGGCTTGTTTAAGTAACGGAGAAGATAACATTACTTGCACGGGTCTTGCTCGTGAAGAGGAAAATAAAAAGGGAATGGACTCAAGTCAAATTACGGGTAGTTCAAGTTCTTATGCTCGTAAATATGCTATGAATGGTTTATTTGCAATCGATGACACTAAAGATGCAGATGCTACTAATGAGCATAAAGACGAAGTAAGCGAAGGGCAAAAAGCGTTCTTAATTGAAGCACTTGATAAAACAAAGTTCACTCAGGAGCAAAAGTATAAAGCTATTGAGAAAATCAAAGCTATCAAGACCTTATACGAATTTAACAAGATTAAAGAAACAATTAAAAAAAGCTAATGAAAACCGCAATGCAGAAATTAATAACTAATCTTGAAACAATGGGTATTACTTTCCCACAAGGGATTGAACAAACATTTTTATCTATTGAAAAAGAGCAGATAATACAAGCTTATATAAATGGTTATGGTGTATCTTTTATTGATGGTGATAATAGGAATTTTAGCAGACCACAAGAATACTACAACCAAACCTATAACCAAAACAAAAGCTAATGAGGGAACTATTACCATTTGAAAGGCAGATGCTTTTAGCAGAAGTTTACCACTATGCTTGGTATAACGAAGAGGCATACGAGGACTTATTAGCCTTTATTAAAAAGTATGAAAACAAATTAGACAAACCAGTATTTTTTAACCCAATCAATAACAATGACACAGAAACAACAAATCTTGAACCACTTGCTTTCGGGCAAAACCTTGACACCAATTCAGGCTCTAACGAAGTTTAATAGCCTGAGATTATCGGCAGTTATCTTTGAACTTAAACGCAAAGGATATAAGATACAGTCCGATTTAATTAACGTAGGTAATAAGAAACAACCTAAATTTGTAAGTAAATATTCACTAATAAAAAAGTAAAAAATGGAACAAAAAAAATGGAGTGCAGGTGCTTGGAAAAAGCAGACCACTAAAGGAGAAGTAATTAATTTTACAATCGAGAATGTTAAATACTCAATGTGGGTTAATGCTTACAAGACCGACGAGAAGCAACCAGATTACAAAATTTATGTAAATGATTTCAAACCTAAAGAAGATACGGAAGGATTGCCGTTTTAATTATGCTAACGAGAAAGAAAGATATATCAATTAGACAGTTAAAGGACTTATACTTTGCGCAACGTAACACCCATTTGCAGCTACACGAAATGATGCAGCAGTTAGGGTTGTTAGGCATAGAAGATAACGAGCCTTTAGGGTTAGACATTGGTGCGAGAACTATTGTCAAATTGGTAGACGAAGAGTTTGAGTGCGATGTATTAATTAAGGATAGGAGTTTAAAAACAACGTTCGGTCGCAAGGCTGCTGCTTACTTACTAAGGCGTTATACTAAATTGAGCCTTAAGGAGATAAGCCAATACACAGGAACAAGCGACCATACTACTGCTATCCATAACATAAAACAAGCGAACAACCTAATAGAAACTGAGGACTGGTTTAAAACTAAGCTAAAAAAACTTTGCTTAAAATTAGAACTTAAAGAAATTTAGTGTATATTCGCAACATAAAAGACACATTAACGTACTGCGAACCGATAATGTGTTTAGTGGTTAAATAATAATAACCCTGGTAGTTCGCAGCTATCGGGGTTTATTTTTTTTATGGCAAAAGACCCTGCATTTTTATTTTATAGCAGCGACTTTCTAAATGGAGTAGCTGACTTAACAATGGAAGAGAGAGGACAATTTATTACTCTCTTATGTTTACAACACCAAAAAGGTACACTTACAGACAAAACCATTAGGTTATCTTTAGGTTCGGTTTCGGTTGATGTTTTAAGCAAGTTTTCAAAAGACAAAGACGGAAATTTTTTCAATGAACGCTTAAGTGAAGAGATTGAAAAACGCATTCAATTTACTGAAAGCCGCAGAAACAATGGCTCTAAGGGTGGTAGACCTAAAAATAATACAAAACCATTAGGTTTAGCTAAACATAACCTTATGGAAGATGTAAATGAAAATGAAAATGAAGATATAAATATAAATAAAAGTAAATGTACTTTTGAAGAAGTTTACGAATATATGGCTATTAGGATTGGAAAAGAAAATGCTAAATTAGAGGCCGAAAAGTTTGTAAATTACTATACAAGCAACGGGTGGAAAGTAGGTAAAAACCCTATGAAAAGCTGGACACACGCAGTAAATAATTGGATAACTAACACTAAACAATATGCAAAAGGAACTACAAACAATAAGCCAAAACTTAATAAGCACGAACTCGACAACCTTAGAAACTACAACTATATCCACTCTACTTCCTATGGAGAAGGAGATTATGCAAAGCTTTTCGGGGGAGAGGGTACGCAATCTGAACTCTACCATATTTAAACAAAACCTTGTTTACCTTATGCAGCTTGTAGGTATTAACAATCCAGGAGAAGTTAAGTTAGCAATTTTAGAGGATTGGATAAGAACCGAGTATGGTGGCTTTACAATAAACGAAGTTAAAGTAGCGTTTAAGCAAATGGTAGCCAATGACTTTATAGACCATTACCAAAATTTTAGTCCTGCATACTTTAGTCAGGTAATGGACAGGTATAAGAAAAAAGCAAACGAAGTTAGAAAAATGATGCCACAAGAACGAGTTGAAGCAATACCGCACTTAACCGATTTAGAGATAATTGATTACAGTTACCAAGAATATAAGGTTCTGGAAAACCGAACTTTTGATAGGTTGTTTAACCCATTATCCGTATTTACAAAGCTTAATAGTTCAGGCATTAAGGTATGGACAAAAGAAGATGGCGCACTTGCTAAAAAGAAACTTATGGAGATTATTACCTACAAGGCTAATAAAATGGACATAATAAGCGCAAAGCAGTACCGAGACGAATGGACTGATAGTTGGCTTAAGAACCAAGCAAGAGCCGTAGCCGTAGCTTTATTTTTTGAAGAACAAATTAAACAAAACAAAACAACTTTTAAATGAAACAAATAAATTTATTTGGTCAAGAGTTTGCTCCTAATAAAGATGAGCAAAAATATTCTTCTAAGATAGAAGCACCTATATATGAACCTAAAAACTTAAAGCCTCATATTTTAGAACTATGCGATAAGTCAAAAACACATAGAATTATTAACGAGATTGAACAATCAAGCTTATCTAATGACGAAAAGTTTTTTTTAATTGATGCAGCAAGAAGGCACAACGTATTTAATTACGAAAAGATTGCCGACTATTATGCTCATTCATCTAAAGAAATGCAGACACTTATGGAACGTAGTGGACTTGTTATTATAGATTTTGACAAGGCTATCGAGTATGGGTATGTTAAACTATGCGATGAAATTAGAAAACAATATTTAGAAGAGTATGGAGAATAATTTTGCAGTGTTTATACTAACACACGGAAGGCCAGACAATGTCAAAACATATACCACATTGCGCAAATGCGGTTATACTGGCAAAGTATATTTTATAGTAGATAATGAAGATAAGCAACTTGAAACATATCAAAAAAACTATGGTATTGAATATGTAAAAATATTTGATAAAAAAGCTATGGCAGATGAAATAGACGAGGGTAATAACTTTGATAATAGAAAGGTAATTATACACGCAAGAAATGCTGCCTTTAAAATAGCTAAAGAAATAGGCATTAAATACTTTGTTCAAATGGATGATGATTATTATTATTTTGGATATAGGTACGAAACTGGCGCAAAAATTATAAAAAACTTAGATAAAGTATTTGAGATAATGCTTAATTTCTATAAGTCGGTAAATATAAAAAGTATAGCATTTTCGCAAGGTGGAGACCATATAGGCGGCTTTAGTGGAATAAAACTTAAAAGAAAATGTATGAATAGCTTTTTTTGTTCTACGGATAGACCATTCCAATTTGTAGGTTCTATTAATGAAGATGTAAACACATATACTACTTTAGGTAGTAGAGGCGAAGTATTCTTTACTTTTACTAATATACAATTAGACCAAAAAGATACACAATCAAATAATGGTGGTATGACCGATGAATATGCTTTAACGGGAACTTATGTCAAATCATTTCATTCAGTAATAATGCAGCCTTCAAGTGTTAAAGCATCTATGATGAATAGTAATAATAAAAGAATACACCATTCTATTAGTTGGAAAAATACAACCCCAATGATAGTTAGCCAAGCATATAAAAAATAAATTTTGTTTATATCCAAATATTTAATATAGTTTTGTAATATGACCGCAAACGAATTAACCAAAGAAGCTATTAAGACCCTAAACAAAAACGGGTGTTTTGTATGGCGCAATAACAATCTTGCGGTTAGGGGTCGAACATTCATAGGACTTAAAGGCGTTCCAGATGTTGTAGGCTTTCATACTCAAAGCGGTGTAGCGGTTTATTGCGAAACAAAAGCCATTGGAGATAAACTTAGTAGCTATCAAATAGCATTCTTAAACTTGGCAAAAACATCAAATTGTTTTTGTTATATAGCAACCGAAGAGAACGGCAAACTAACCTTAAAAGAATATGAACAAGAATAGCATCATATTAGAACTTTGGGAAAGCCGAGAACTAAAGGAAGCAATAGACAAAATGCAGCCTGAAGATTTAAGAGACGATTTAAGAAGCGAATTATTTAAGGTGCTATGTGAAATGGAAGAAGAGCGTTTAATTGATATGCGCACACGCAACGTATTAAAGTTCTACTTGGTTAGGACTATGATTAATATGATGCAAAGTAATACAAGCCAATTTTATAGAACATACCGAAAACCTTTAGAAGTAGAATTGATTGTACACGATAGAGACGAAGATTTACTTAACAAAGTAGAAGATGAGTTATCTAAAATGCACTGGTACAAAGCGGAACTTTTAAGAGTGTACGCAATCAAGCATAACTGCAATGCTAAAGAACTAAGCAGGGTTACAGGTATTCCTTATATGTCAATACATAGGGAACTAAAACTAACTAAACGAGAACTAAAAAAACAATTACGCAAATGATAATTATAGCAGCGATATGCTTTGCAATATTCTTTGTAGAGATACACCAATTCCATAGGAAGTGGAAATTAGATTTTAAGCCTTTTAGTTGCACGAGTTGTTTAGCAGCTTGGAGCGGTTTGGCTTTATATTTACTCCCTGGAATATGCACCGATGTTATTGCGTTTGTATTTATACCAGGAGTAGCAGCACCTTTACTTTCAAAACTAATGTGGAACTTATGGAAATAGAACACCGCAACTTTTTAGATGACCACGTTGGTAATTGGCATACAGTCCAAAATGGTTATGTGCGTAACATTGACTTAGACGTCTTAAAAATGTATGAGCATATTTATCGCAAGTATATGAGTGCAGATTTTATCCTAACAGTATGGTGTGGTAATTGTATCTTCGATATGATTAAACGATTATACACTTGGTACGAAGAACAACCTAAACCTAAAAATAAAAAAAAGAATGGCTAACTTTATCCACCCTACCGCTATCATTGGCGATAACGTAATTATTGGAGATGGCAACTATATTGGTGCTTATTGTATAATTGGCGACAAAGCCGAGCATAAAAAGTTTTGGCAAAAAGAAAAAGGCAAAGTTTACATTGGAGATAACAATGTTATTACAGGACTTGTAACAATAGATGCAGGAACGGAGATTGATACCTTTATTGGTAATAATTGTTTCATTATGAAACACGCACACATAGGACACGATTGCACTATTTTAGATAATGTTACTATAAGTTGCGGAGCAAAAATAGGTGGGCATTCTATTATTGACAAAGGTGCTAACATAGGATTAAACGCAGTTTTACATCAATTTGCAAACGTAGGAGAAAATTGTATGATAGGGGCAAGTGCTTTTGTTAAAGGAGATGCAAAGCCAAATACTAAATACGCAGGAGTTCCTGCACGAGAAATCGGCTCAAACATAAGATAATGAATGCAATAGTATACTTAAACTATAAAGATAGGAACATCAATACATTGTTTGAGAATATCAAAAATGCAGGTAAGCATATTGATATAGTAACTATCATTAATGAAGAAGGTATAGCATTTGCAACTAATAAAGGATTAAGGAATTTAAACTTTGATAATATAGATTATGTAACTATTATGGGTAACGATATATTAGAACCTGATAATTGGTTGCAAATAAGAAATGACTTTTTACAAGACAAAACTATTGGTATTTGTTCTATTCCTTTACATAGTACAGGTAATGACACGGCTGATTTAATTGGCAACTTTACTATAACAAAAGAAACTATAAAAAGAGTTGGTGCATTCAATCAAGAACTTGACCCATACGGAGCAATAGATTTAGATTATTGTACAAGATGTAGGGCAGCAGGTTTGCATACGAAATTCATTAAAGAATATACCGCTAATCATATTGAGCAAAATAGCATTGATGCTTATGGTTACAATAAAAATGAATTAGTACAAAAAACCTGGAATTTGCATAGTAATAATGTATCTGGTTATACAAATGGAAATAAAACTTATTATATAAACTTATGAAAATACTTTGTATAACTTCTGCCAACTCTGGTGTCGGCTATCATAGAATTATGATGCCAATAGTTAATATGGAAAAAGAGTACGCACTTATTACCGATGTACTTAATGACGAACTATTAGAGCAAGGTTGGGATATTGTTCTTATGAATAGAATGCTTAACGAGATAGATGCAAAGCAAATGGACACTTGGCGCACTAAGTACGGCTTTAAATTAGTAGTCGATAACGATGACTATTGGGAACTTAGCGAAAGCCATTTGTTGTATTTAAGATACAAGTACAATAACATAGGTAAACTAATTACTGATTATTTAGAAGTTGCAGACCTATGCACCTGCACACACGAAAGGTTAGCACACGAGATAAGTAAATACAATAAAAACGTACACATCTTACCTAATGCATTGCCTTACGGCAAAGAGCAGTTCCAGGATAATAAGACCGAAGATTACAAAGTAAGGTTATTTTGGAGCGGTAGCGGAACGCACGAGCGAGATTTAGAGATACTTAGGCAGCCGTTTAAAAGGTTACAAGGTATGAACATAAGAACTGTTATTGCAGGTTACAATGACGGGGAGAAGCCTATATGGGATAAAATGATAGATGCCTTTACTTGTGGTCTTAAACTTAACCCTACTATCTACAACTACGCTAAGGTTACGGAATATATGGGTGCTTATACGGATAGCGACATTTCAATTATTCCATTGGTAGATAACAAGTTTAACGCTATGAAGTCAAATCTAAAGGTATTAGAAACGGCTGCTAAAAAGAACCCTGCCATAGTTAGCTACGTTAATCCTTACTTAGATATGCCCGTGCATTACGTTAAAAGCCAAAAGGATTGGTATAAACATATCAAAGATTTAGTAAGCGATGCGGATATGAGAAAGGAAAGCGGACAAAAGCTATTTGAGTTTTGCAAAAAGAAGTATAACTTTGACGAGATAAATTTAGACCGAAAGTATATTTATAGTAAACTATGCCAGTAACACAATGCAGTTCAGGAAAATGGAAAATAGGACAAGGTGGGTGCGTGTATGAAACAAAAGAGAAGGCAATGCAAGTTTGGAAAGCTATCCTTGCAGGTGGCAAGTTTGCCGAAAGCTATACCGACTATCCCGAAAGTGCAACTAACAACGCAAAGAGGGCAATAGAATGGGCAGAGAAAAATGGTTGGGGTTCTTGTGGAGAAGCAACAGGCAAAGCAAGAGCAAGACAATTAGCAAATCGTGAGCCAATTAGTAGAGATACGATTGCCCGTATGGCTTCGTTTAAAAGACATCAACAACATAAAGACGTTCCTTATAGCGAAGGTTGTGGTGGCTTAATGTGGGATAGCTGGGGTGGTACAAGTGGCGTTGAATGGGCGATTAACAAACTAAAAGAAATAGACGGAAAATAATTTGCATACTTAAATTTTTTAATTATTAATCAACGGAAAATTTAATGGGAAAAGTATGCAGAAACACACACAAATTTATTTGCAGGGAATGGGGTATAAAAAAACGGACTTTATTCCTTGCGAAGTGTGTGGCTCACAAGCGGTAGACATACATCATATTGAGGCGAGGGGAATGGGTGGCAGCAAAGACAAAGACACGATTGAAAACCTAATGGGTTTGTGTAGGAAGTGCCACATAGAATACGGAGACAAAAAACAATATAAAGAGTTTTTAAAAGACATACACGCAAAGAATTATGGCAAAGATTAAAGAGAACAATAACAAAGTTAGCTTTGGCAAACGCAAAAGAGGCTCTGCAAAGAAGTCCTTTAACAAGCATACGCCAAGAGAAAAAGCTTATAGAGGACAAGGTAGATGAGAAAACTAAATGCTATATGGCTACTCCTTACGCACAAAGCTTACTTCCTTGCGGTATGTAAGACGGGTAAAAATGGAGACGATATGACTACCATAGGACACTATACCTATGCAATGGCAGAAACTTTAATTAACAAACATATAGCAGACGTAGATACTTACCTTGACCAAGAAGATGCTTTAGACGAAGCAAACGACATAATTAACGGAATACTATGATATTATTATCAAGCCAAATAGAAAGCATTGCATCACGCAAAGACAAAACAATTAAGCTTACCTTAGCAACCCAAGAACTTAGTCCTAAAGATGCAGCTTCACTTTTCCAACTTAACCAACAGTTTTGTTACTTAGCAATTAAAGAAGAGCCGTTTAGTAAAGAAGAGCAAGACGTAATAGAAAACCTAAAGGCAGACCCAGACACCTTTAAAACACCGAGCCAAAGATTAAGGGGCATATTATACAAGACATACGAACAAGACAACGAAGGCTACAAAGATTTTAACACATATTACCTTTCAGTAATGGATAGGATATGCCAACACTATAAAAACAAAATAGATGGGTAGGTTTAAACTTATAGAGACACCAGAACTAATGCTTCAATACTTTAATGAGTACGCAGAATACTGCAAAAGCAATCCTATTAAAGTACACGACTTTGTAGGTAAAGACGGAGACGAAGTTTATAGGTTAAGGGAGCGACCTTTGACAATAGAAGGCTTTGAAAACTATTGCGCAGACAAAGGCATTATAGGAGATTTAAGCCATTACTTTGCTAACACAAATAATGCTTACGCAGATTTTTTAACTATCTGTTCGCATATTAGGAAAAAAATTAGGCAAGACCAAATCGAAGGCGGTATGGCAGGGGTTTACAATCCAAGCATAACTCAGCGTTTGAATAGCTTGGTAGAGAAGTCCGAGAACAAACACGAAGTAAGTGAGATTAAAATAACTTACGATAGATAATGCAGACAATAGGCTTGAAGTTACATAACCCACACCCAGCGCAAAAGCAAGTAATTGAATGCGATAGTAGGTTTATTGTAATGATGGCAGGTAGAAGATTTGGCAAGTCCTTGATTAGCCAAACAATAAGCATAGACACGGCAGTAAATAAAAAGCGTGTAGCTTACATTACACCTACTTACCAATTAGGAAAGATATTTTTTAAAGAGATAGTAGACCTATTGCCATTAGAAATATACTCTAAGAACGAAAGCGACCTGGTTATTACATTCATAACGGGTGGCTCAATTCGTTTCTTTACGGGCGAAAGGTTAGACAATCTTAGAGGTTTAAAGTTTCACTTAGCCGTAATAGATGAGGCTTCCTTTATACCTAACCTTGAAGATGGGTGGCTTAACTCGATAAGACCTACCTTAACGGACTACAAGGGTAAGGCTATATTTTTAAGCACCCCTAAAGGTAAAAACTACTTCTTTAGTTTATTTAGCAAAGCAGAACCCGATTGGCAAAGCTTTAAGTTTACTACATACGATAACCCTTACATTGACCCACAGGAAATAGATGATGCCCGTAGGCAATTACCAGAGGTTGTATTTGAGCAAGAGTATATGGCAAACCCTGCGGAGAACGCAGCAAACCCATTTGGTAGCCAATACATTCGCAAATGTATACACCCAGTAACAACAATGCCGATTGTAGCTTATGGGATTGACCTTGCGAAGTCAGTCGATTGGACTGTAATAGTAGGCTTAGACGAAGATGGAAACGTGGCTTATTTTGACCGCTTTCAAATGGATTGGTACAATACTAAGCAAACTATCCTTAGATTGCCTAAATGCCCTATACTTGTCGATAGTACAGGTGTTGGCGACCCTATCCTTGAGGACTTACAAAGAGAAGGGGTAATGATACAAGGCTTAAAGTTTACAAGTTCAAGTAAGCAGCAGCTAATGGAAGGCTTACAGGCTGCAATACATCAAGGTAAGATTGGCTATCCTGAAGGAATAATCAGCCAAGAGTTAGAAGTATTTGAATATATGTATACGGCAACGGGGGTTAAGTACTCCGCACCTTCAGGCTTCCACGATGATGCCGTAATGGCTTTGGCTTTGGCTTGGCAGAACTTTAGCCTTAAACGTGGCACGGGTAGGTACGCTTTCCTATAATTTACCGCTTATCCTTCATATTTACCGCTCATCACAATTTTAAAAAAAAGTTTGCTCATTTTGTTGTGGAATGTGAAAAGGTTGTATATTTGATATATCAATTAACCACAAAAACAAAACACAATGACAAACGAACAACTTTTGCAAATGACACACGAAGAATTAATGGCTTCAACACAAGAAGTAAGAAATCAATATCGTGATGCAAAAAATTTAGATTTTGCAAACAAAGTAGAAACAGGCATTAACTTAGGATATAAACATATTCAAATAGGTTATTGCGGTTGCATAAAGGTTAAAAAAAATCAAAATGGTATTTTTTACATAATAAAAGCAGGTAAAGGTACTGGTAAAGATATTTTTCAAAGTACAAGTATTAAAGATTGTATAGATGATTTAAAAAATTGTGGGTGGGGTAATGATATAACCTACAAATAAAATATATAGGGGTGCGACTATTCAACGCACAATTTAACCAACTAAACTAAACACAATGAAAAAAGAAACCGCACAACTTTTAGCCGTATTTTTAGTAGCTTGTTACCTTATTGGACAATTACAAGACATCTACTCAAAATGATTTACGCTATTTGCCTTCTGCTAATTGCAACAGGTTTTGTAATGGCAGCTTTATTTGACTACACAATTAAAAACTATGACCCAAAGCACAAAAGATTACATAGACAAATACTACGCAAGTGAGCCGATTAGCATTATGATGACTAACATAGATGCGACTTACTTAGAGATACTTACCTACTGCAACGAGCAGGGTTACGAACCTGCAAAGCGTAGATTAAGAAGACCAGAACATAAGTCAGAAATCGGCTTTTTTGACATTGAGAATTACAAACCCGAAACAATATGAAAACTGCAATAAGTGTATTAGAAAAAGAAATAAATGAATTGAAAACAAATATTGATTATTTAGAAAATAAAAACAAAGAGCATCAAGGAGTAATAGATGCCAATAATGAAGTTATTTATAAGTTAAACTTTGTAATAAATGATTTACAAAATGGATATGATTTAATAAACAACCAAACCTACAAACCCGAAACAATATAAAATGGAACTACAACAAATCTTCGAAACAACAAAAGAACAAAGGACTGAATTTACCTACCAATTAATTGAACGATTAAACGCAGGGGAACTTGACCCGTTAAAAACACATCTACAGGTTAAAGCCTTAGAGGATATGCTTGAAACCCTAAAGGCAAACAAGGACTACAAAGATGCCGTATTACAAGCAGCCGTATTAAATGGCAAGGACTTTGAGTATATGAGCGCAAAGTTTAACATTAGAGAAGTAGGCGTTAAGTATGACTTTAGCAAATGTGAAAGTCCTGCATACGATGAGATACTAAGCGAGTACAATAGTGCAGCTAAAGCCAAAAAGGATATGGAAGATTTCTTAAAAAAAGTTCCGCATCAAGGACTTGACATTATTAACGGAGTTACTGGCGAGGTTACAAAAGTTTTCCCACCTGCCAAGAATAGCACAACAAGTGTAGCCGTATCATTAAAGTAATTAAAATATTGTACTTCTTTGCAATTTGCTTACCTTTGGCAGCGTTATGCTACATAGGTGGGCATCTTGCCTATGAGATAATGTTAAAACTAAGAAAATGAGTTGGAATAAAATATCGGTATGGCAATACCAACAAATGCACCCTATCATTACAAACCCACCAGAACACTTAACGGAGTTTGAATTAGAATGCAAGTTAGTAGGCATAGTCAATAACCTTACGGACAACCAAGTTCTTAACCTACCTAAAGACAAGCTAAATAAATATAGGTCGGAGATAATATTCCTTAAAGACAACTACGAAGGCACACCAGTAAATAGAGTAAGAGCCAATGGCAGAACTTATAGGTTTATCCAAGATGCAAAGGACATTAACGCTTCACGATACATAGAAAGCAAATACTTTTGCAAGGAACTTATACCTAACCTACACAAGATAGCTGCATCTATTACTATCCCACAACAAAGAAAATGGCTTAAATACATAGACCTACCTTACGATTCGGACAAGCACCAAGAGTATGCTAACGACTTTTTGTTTGCCAATTTCAAAGAGGTTTATTATTCGGTTGTTTTTTTTTATCAAGTATTCAACGATTGGATTCCAATTACCCAGGACTTTTTGGAGAAGAGCCTAATAAAGGAGAATATGGAACAGGACAAGGCACAAAAGGTGGCAGCAATTTTATGGAATATTTTGGGTGGCAATATTGTACCAAAATAGTATCGGAGTACGAAGCTATACCTTTGCAAGATGCTTACGAACTTAAAATAATACATTACTTAAATAGCTTATCGTACTTAAAAGCCAAGTCGGACTTTGATGCCGAAGCCATTAGGAAGATAAAATAAGACCCCCAATACCCCCAGACACGCCCTGCCAATTTTGGTGGGGTTAGTTATTTTTAGACCTTCCTTATATTTATTAGCGTGAGTATTAGTAGAAATCAATTACAGGCTTTAAGGGAAGGCTTCTTTAACAAGATTAAAGGGGGCGACTATAACGTTGTTAAGAAAGACGAACTGCCATTACTTGAAAAGGTACTTTACGAATATGGCATAGCCTTTAACGATGCTATCCAAGAGAACCTCGAAAAGTCAGGCTCTATAAGTTCTGGTTTATTAGCCGAGCCTTCGCAACCCGTTATCACTAAGTTTGGCAATCAATATACTTTGAATTTAGGCTACCCTTTAGGAAGCAAACAAATGGAGTATTTTGATTTTATTAACCAAGGGGTTAAGGGTTATGATAGCGGAAGTCCAAGCAATACTCCTTACTCTTTTAAAAGTCCTTACCCTAATAGGAAAATGGCAGCTAATATATTTACTTGGCTTAACAAGGCAAGGAAAAGCGTTAGGACTGATAGCGTAGCTACTAACAAAAAAGGGGAAATAGACAAGACGGAAACCAAAAGACAATCATTAAAAAAGGTAGTAAGCGATGCTACCAATAAGAAAAGGTTAGCCTATGCAATATCTTCTTCTATTAAAAAGAAGGGTATTGAGCAAACTAAATACTTTGATAATGCTATTGCACAGGTATTCAATAATAAATTTACGCAAGATGTAGCCTATGCTTTATTAGGCGATTACGCAGTTAAGGCATCTGCTAAAATATCAAAAGAAATAAAAGATAACAAATAATGGCAATTACAATAACAAGTAGTCCTGCACCATATTCGTCAATGCACGATAACCTTTGGTTTGTTTCAAGTTCTACCAATAGCGGAACTACAAACTTTAAGTTTGTGTATGACGTATACATAAACGGAAGCCAAGTAATACGTTCTAAAGTATTCCCTTCGCCAAGTGCAGAAGGTAGCTACGGGGTTTTTAACGCATCTCCAATGGTTAGAAGTTTTGTTACTAACTACTTTGAGCCTTCGGGCAACTCAATACTTGTAGCATCAAATGACAAGATAAAAGTAGATTATCAATTAAGAGTGGGAGAAGAGGTAAGCGGTGTTACAACTACTAACTTAGCATCTGGCAACTTCTCAGCATACAACTTTGTACCACCATTGTTTGCCGATGTATTCCTTACTAAGAACCAAACACCTTTAGTTTTATCCGACTATTACGATAATTTACTATTAGAAAACTTTACCGATGACTTCTTGACGGAAAGAGACACAGACGATATTACGCTTGAATATGGAGATAACTTTTACATTACGTTCCTACGAATAGCAACGGGCGGTTACTCAGCGTGGGTAGAAGTATTAGGGCAAGGCGATGTGGTTACCAATACTGTATCGGGTAACATAACCTTAAGCGGTCAATTTAATATGTTTAACCTACAAGCAGGACATATAAACGATTGGGCAAGTGGAACGATTATTACAGAAAATACATACGGCTATAATTTCTATTTAAAAAGAAGTGGCGCACAAACAAGGGTTATTAAGATAAGACATAAGTGCTATCCTAAATACCAACAATTTAACTTAGAGTTTTTAAATAGGCTTGGCGGTTGGGATACTAAAAAGTTTGCCCTTGTAAATAGAAGGTCAAGCGAATATCAAAGAGCATCATATAGGCGAAGCGATTGGCAGCTTGTAGGTGGACAAATGACAAATATAGATGGATATAACAGGTATAACGAAACGACTTTCAACTATGCTATTCAACATAAGGATAGATATAAGCTTACTTCTGATTGGGTTAGCGAACAAGATTATTCGTGGTTGGCTCAGCTTGTATCGTCTCCTATTGTATATATGGAAGTTCTTGGTGCATACTTCCCTGTTACAATAACCACAACTAACTATGAGTATAAGTTAGAAAGTGCAGATAAACTATTTAACTTTGAGATTGAAGTAGAAGTAGGAAAATACTTAACAAGCCAATTTAGATAATGATTAGCACAGAGATATACATAGAAGAAAGGAAGATTGATTTATTGCAAGATATATCTACCGAGTTTACTTATGCCATCGATGACGTAAGCGAGTTCGGTAGTCGCAATACTTCCTTTAGCAAAACAATAAGCATACCAGGAACGGCAACTAACAACTTGGTGTTTGGCTACATATTCGAACTTAACAACGCTAACTTTACGGATAACACATTACCAAACGTAGGGTATAACTATAATGTAAGCAAACAAGCAAACTGCAAAATCTTTATTGATAAGGTGCAAATATTCAAAGGCACTTTACGAATATTAGAGATAGTTATTGACAAAGAGACAATCGAGTATCAATGTAGTGTATTTGGCGAACTTGGTGGGTTTATTAACCAATTAGGAAATAAGCGTTTAGAAGATTTAGATTTTAGCGCATACAATCATACTTATAGCGTAGCCAATATTAGTGCGAGTTGGGATAACGCAGGGGGTTCTGGTTATTACTATCCTTTGATTGATTACGGAAACGTAAGCACGGGTACATACGGAACACTTAAAAAGGATTTTCAATATACAACGTTCAGGCCTGCTTTGTATGTTAAGGAGTATATGCAAAAGATATTTGCAGGAACAGATTATACTTTTAGTTGCCCGTTCTTTGATACCGCTTTATTCAAGCGTTTAATTATACCGCATAACCAAACAAACATAACAACTTTAAACAATACTAGCCTTAACGCAGCCGCCAAGTTAATAACTATAAACACAAACCTAAGTCCTTATGTAGAATATACAATGGTTACCGCAGGTAGCTTTACACTTGACGGGTTAGGGCAATTATTTACTTATGGCGTAGTTCCTGCACCAACAATTACAACGGATATAAAAGTTTTATTAAGAGGTAACGTTACCTTTTACAATCCACCATTACCAAACTATTCTGTTATACTTAAAAAGAATAACGCAGAAATAGGCAGACAAGATTTTGATGCAAGTGTAAGTAACTTTATGAATTGCGAGTTCACTGTTAGCGGAGTAACCTTTGCTAATACTGACACAATGCAAGTTGAGATATTAGGTAACGGAATTATCCTTGATATAACTTTAGGCGAGATAGGTGTAACTACAAGCACCCCTACACAAGTGCAAGTAAACTTAGGAGAAACAATTAAGGTAAACGATACAATCCCAAAAGGTATATTTCAAACTGATTTCTTTTTAAGCATTGTTAAGATGTTTAATCTTTACGTCTATGAGAATAAGTTTAATGACAAAGAACTGGTTATTAGTCCGTATGTGGACTTTTATCCTCTTACATCAGCTACGGCAGAAGATTGGACTAACAAAGTAGATAGGGCAAAGCCTATAAGCATTAAGCCAATGAGTGAGATTAACGCTCGTTACTATAACTACAAGTTCAAGGCTGATAATGATTTCTATGGGGAAAACTACCGCAAGAAGTACACAGAAGGGTATGGCGATTTTATTTACGATACTGAGTTTGACTTTGTAAAAGAAACTGACACCTTAGAAGTTATATTTGCTGCATCTGTATTGTTTCAGCAAACAGGACAAGACAAAGTATTCCCTGCTATTTACAAAAAGTCAAACACAAATAGCGCAGAAGATAGAATGGATAGCATTATTCGTATAATGCAAACAAAAAAGATTACTGGTGTAGCAAGTTGGAATATTATGAACACAACTACTAACTTGGCTACATATACAAGCTATGGTTACGCAGGACATTTAGATGACCCTATTAACCCCACTAATGACATTAATTTTGGCGCACCTAAAGAACTACAATTTAGCCCTAATAGATACCCTACAACAAATGTATTCAATGCTTATCATAGCCCTTACATTGCTGAAATAACAAGCAAGGATAGTAAGCTTTTAACGTGCTTTGGTTTATTAGATATTGTAGATATTTTTAATTTAGATTTTAGTAAGTATATATGGATAGACGGCGTATTATTTAGGCTTAACAAAGTCGAAAACTTTAACCCAATGGAATACAACACTACTAAACTATCATTTCTTAAAGTAATAGAAACAGAATACTAATGGCAGAAACTCAAAAATTTAACCTCGAAATAAACGTAAATACTAAAGACGGGGAAAAGAATATAAATAAACTTACTGACAAAACCGAAGAGGCTACCAAGTCGGCTAAACAAGGGCAAGGTGCTTTTTCGACTTTAGGTAATACCATTAAGTCATTAGGTGTAGTTAGTGTTATTGCAGGTGCTTTTAATTTCTTTAAAGAAACACTTAGTAAGAACCAAAAGGTAGCCGATAGCGTAGCTGCGGTATTCAATACTATTTCTACAATTATATCTACGCTTATAGACATCTTTATTGATGTAACATCGGAAGTAGGTAAGAACACAAATGGCTTTGCTGCACTTGGTAAAGTATTAAGTGGAGTATTTACTCTTGCCGTTACTCCTTTAAAGTTAGCATTTGACGGACTTAAATTAGTTATTAATGAGATACAACTTGCTTGGGAGAAGTCGCCATTAGGAGACAAAGACCAAAAGGTTATTAAGGAACTTACCGAGAACATTAATAAAACTAAGGATAGTTTAAAAGATACAGGAAAGAATGCGGTAGAAGCAGGTAAGGATATTTACAATAACTTTGGAGAAGCGGCAAAGTCGGTAGGTAATGTTGTAAGCGGTGTAGTAGAAAAGGCATCTAAGATTAACGTAGCTGCGGTATACGAACAAGCAAAGGCGACTATTGCTTTACAAAATAGTGCAAAGATTGCTGCTGCACAATTAGCAGGTCTTGTAGAAAAGTATGATAGACAAGCCGAGCAGTTAAGACAAATTAGAGATGACGAATTTAGAAGCGTAGACGAAAGGATTGCAGCTAATAATCAATTAGCTAAAGTTTTAGACGAACAAGAGAAGGCACAAAAGAAACTTGCACAAACAAGAGTAGCTGCTGCTGCTGCCGAACTTGCACAAAACAAATCAAGTGTAGAATTACAAGCCGCATTAATTGAAGCACAAAATGAAGTAGCTGCGGTAGAAGCACAGGTAGCAGGTTTAAGGTCGGAACAATTAGCTAATGCAGTAGCATTAAGTAAGGAAAAAATTGCTATTGATGCTTCACTTGCAGCAAGTGCAAACAAAATAGCACTTGACCAAAGAAAAATTAATGCTGATTTAATCAAAGACGAAGTATTAAAACAAACTACTAAAAAGCAAATAGCTGAAGAAGAAGCTGCATTAGAATTAAAAAGGTTACAAGATAATATTAACAATACTAAAGCAGGTACACAAGCCAGAGCAGATGCAGAAATTGCTTTTGCTGAAAAGAAAGCAGAAATAAATAATCAAATTACTACCTTAGATGCTGCTATATTACAAGCTAAATTAGATAAAGAAGCTAAGTTTAGAGCAGATAGTATTGCATTAGCACAAGCTGACTATGAATTAAATAAGGCTTTAGGCGAGGCTACATTCCAAGACCAATTTGACTTATACGATAAAAGAAGAGAATTGGAAAGGAAGGATATGGTAGCAAGAAAAGCAACGGCTGCCGAATTAGAAGCCTTTGATAAACAAACCGCAACGGGTAGAATTGCAATAGAAAGAGCGGTGCAAGACCAAAAGTTAGCAATACTTAACACGGGTATTAATACTGCCATTGAGATAGTAGGTAAAGAGTCGGCGGCAGGTAAGGCACTTAGTATTGCACAAGCCGTAATGAATACTTATACGGGTGCGACAAGAGCCTTAAAAGATGTACCATTTCCTTTTAACTTCGTGGCGGCAGGTAGCACAATCGCACAAGGTTTACTAAGCGTAAAGAAGATTATTAGTACACCATTGCCAGGAGTTCCTGGTGGAAGTAGCGGAAGTACCCCAAGCTTAAATGCTTCTGCTCCCGTTGCACCACCACAACCACAAGCACAAACAACTACATTAGATAGCCAATCTATTAATGCACTTGGTAACCAAGCCGTGAGAAGCTATGTTGTAGAAAGCGATGTTACAAACAATCAGCAACGTATTGCAGCTATCAAGCAAAGAGCAAGGTTCGGTTAAATGATAACAATTTAAAACACTTAATATTTACGAATATGGACTTACCTATTTATTTATTAGACATTAGCGAGGATATGAATGACGATGCCGAGGTTGATTATGTGGCACTCGTAGATAGACCTGCTATTCAAAAGAATTGGAATGCCTTTAAAAACCAACAACGCTTTGAAGTGGTTAGCGAAGATAAGCGTATTATTTCTGGACCTCTTATGTTGGCTGATGTACCTATTTTTCGCAGCGATGCTACTTACGGGGATTATTATGTGGTCTTTAGTAAAGATACTATTTTTAAGATTGCTCAAAAGTTTTTCAAAAGAGGCTACCAGTCAAACGTAAACTTAATGCACTCGCCTGACCAACAGGTAGAAGGTGTTACTATGTTTGAAAGCTTTATTACAGACGAAAGCCGTGGCATCTTACCTATGAAAGGTTTTGAAGATGCACCTGATGGCTCGTGGTTTGGCTCGTTCAAAGTAGACAATGAAGGCGTGTGGAACGATGTTAAAGAGGGTAAATTCAAAGGCTTTAGTGTTGAGGGGTTGTTTACCTATAAGACAAAGCCAAGCAAAGAACAAGAACTTATGAATGCAATAAAGGAAATATTGCAACGAGTTAAATGATAAACAAAATCTTTTATTAATATTTAAACAAAAAGAATGATGAACGCAAAAGATGCAATTATGCAAATTAGGGCTTTATTCGAAGATATGCCAATGGTAGATGCCCCTGCACCTATTGAAGCACCAATCGAAGAAGTACCTGTTACATTCGCAGAATATAGCCTTTTAGATGGTACAAAGGTTATGATTAGCGAACTTGCTATCGGTGGTCAAGTTACATTAGCAGACGGAAGTCCTGCACCAATGGGCGAACACCAATTAGCAGACGGAACTAAAATCGAGTTAGACGAAAACGCTAAGATTATCTCTATCGAAACTCCAGAAGCAGAAGCAGAAATCGCTGACGAAACTCCTGCTGAAATGGGTAAAAAGATGGACGAGAAAATGGCTGACGAAATCGCTGCTTTAGTTTCTGAAAACGAAAATCTTAAAACACAAGTAGCACAATTAGAGGCAAAAGTTAAGAATGGCTTTAGTCAAGTAGCTGAACTTATAGAAGCACTTACTAAGACACCTAACGCTGAACCTATTGCGCAACCAAAACAAACATTCGGTTCTAACGTAACTACAAAAGATATGAAGTACGATAGAATTGAAAAATATAGAAACGCTTTATTAAACAAATAAAAATAAAATAAAATGGGATTTGATGTATCTGCATTAGCAAACTATACAAAAGAAAACGAAGCTCTACTTGTAACTTCATCTGTATTGGGTGCAAAAACTGCG